CCTGCGCGACAATCCGGCGGCTGGATACGACGAGCTGAGGACGCTCCTCGGATTCTTTATGCTCTGCCAGGGAGCGTTCGGCACATTCCTTTTTCAGGATCCCAGCGATTCCCACGTCATTGGGCAGCAGATCGGCGTCGGCAATGCGAGCACGACCGTCTTCCAGCTCCAGCGCACAATGGGTGCGATGCTGCCCGGTGGCGGCTTCTTGGAACCGATCACCGCACCGAATATCGTGCGAGCGATCTACTTTAACGGAATTACGCAAGACCCGACGACCTACAACGTCGATCCGGCTAGCGGGCTGGTGACCTTCGGCACTGCTCCAAGCAGCGGGCTGACCATTACCACTGATTTCACTTATTACTTCCGCTGCCGCTTCATTGACGACAAATATGATTTCGAAAATTTTATGTTCCGGTTGTGGCAGTTGAAAAAGCTAACCTTTATTTCGGTGCGTTCATGAGGGCGGCCAGCCCTGCTCTGATCGCGCTCCTCGCGAGCAGCGACCGGTTCATCATGGCGGACCTCTACACGATCACTCTCGTAGGCGGATCGGTACTGCGCTATTCGGCGGCTCCGACTGCGCTATTCGCGAATGGCTACACCTTTGCGCTCGGTCCTAAATTCGAGCGCTCTAAGACGAAGATCGTCATCGGCACTCAGGTCGACGAACTCGAAGTCAACATCTATACCGAACCGACGGATCTGATCGGCGGCCTACCGTTTCTGCAGGCGGCTTGGCAGGGAGAGCTCGACGGCGCACTCCTGCAGCTCGAACGGGCGTTCATGGCGACCTATGGCGATACGAGCCCGGGAACTGTGGTCCTCTTCGCTGGTCGCATTTCGGATATTGACTGTACTCGTACTGGCATCGACGTCAAATGCCGCTCGCACCTCGAGCTTCTGAATATCCAGATGCCGCGCCGGCTGTGGCAATCATCTTGCACGCACACTCTCGGCGACGCGATGTGCCAGTTCGACCGGTCCAACCTGCAGGCGACATTTTCGGCAGGGCCCGGCTCAAGCGAAGCTCAAATCGCGACGTCCGTCAGTCCAACTCCGCCGAACTTGTATATCCAAGGAACGGTAATTGGTGTGACAGGGGCAAATGCGGGATCCAGCCGCACGGTCGCAAACATGTCTGGAGGCTGGGTTTATGTAAGGCTGGCATTTCTCTCGCCCATCCTGCCGGGTGACCAATTCCAACTGCTCCCAGGTTGCGACCGCACACTTTCGACTTGTACGAATTTGTTCAATAACGTGATTCACTACGGCGGCTTTCCCTACATCCCGACGCCGGAGACCGCGGTATGAACCAACGCCAGCGGGTAGTCGCCGAGGCTGAAACCTGGCTGCGGACACCTTATCACCACATGGGCAGGATCAAAGGCGGTGGCATCGATTGCCTGACGCTGCTCGCTGAAGTCTATGAGGCAGCGGGCGTGATCCCGCATGTCGATGTGCCATTTTATCCCCCCGACTGGAACCTGCATCGCGATACGGAGCGCTATCTCCGGGGACTGATGCGCTATGCCCGCGGGATTGGCGGACCACCTCAGAGTGGCGATGTGGCTGTCTTCAAGTTTGGTCGTTGCTTCGCGCATGGCGCGATCGTTGTCTCCTGGCCGCGGTTGATACATGCCTGGTGCGACGCGGGGGTCGTCTTTGCCGATGGTGGCCAGCCACCGTTATTTGGTCGTCAAGTACAATTTTTTGACCCTTTTCCACTACCCGGCTCTGACCGTTAGCCATGGGCGGGATCCTGAGCGGCGCATCGAATGCCAAGCAGCAGAAGGCGGTCGGCGCGCTGCAGTTTCAAACATCACAGCACGGCGGGGTGATCCCGCTTGTCTACGGAACCACCCGCGTGTCGCCGAACCTGATAGACTACGACGACTTCATGGCGACGCCTTCCGCGCGTCAGGGGGGTGCGGGCAAGGGCGGCGGTGGAGGAAAAGGAGGCGGGCAGCAATACAAATATAGTGCCTCGGTAATTATGGGGCTGTGCCAAGGGCCGATTGCCGGCATTGGTACCGTATGGTGGGACAAGAATGTCGGAACGCTGTCCTCGTTGCCGGCCGGGGTTTATCTCGGAAGCGACGGACAGGCAGCAGATCCATACTGGCAAACGCGGCATGCCAATAAGGCGCTCGGCTATTCCGGAACCGCAACTGTGGTGGCCAACAATTTCGCGATGGGCAACACAGCCACCCTTCCGAATTTTTCCTTCGAAGTGGAAGGCTTGCTGTCGCTGAGTGGGACCAACGGGTTGGACGCGAATCCCGCTGCGATTGTCTCCGACTTTCTCACGAATCCGCGTTACGGAGCCGGCTTTCCAGTGCCCAATCTGGGTGACCTCAGTCTCTATTCAGCGTATTGCCAGGCTCTTGGCCTCATGTTGTCGCCGATGCTGGACACGCAGCAAGAAGCGCAACAACACCTCGGCGATTTTGTGAAGATCACCAACAGCGCCATTGTGTGGTCGGGCGGACTGTTGAAGATCATTCCCTATGGCGATCAGCCCGTCACTGGCAACGGTGCCGCCTACGCGCCAGATACGACCCCGCTTTACAGCCTTGGCGAGGATGATTTCATTGTCCAGAATTCGAGTGTCGGGGGAAGTTCGGGAGTGTCGCCCGGCGGTCCGGTACTACGGTCGGGTTCTGGTTCGATCACCGGCGGCTTCGGCGACGATCCGCTCCGGGTCCTGCGGTCGACGCCTGCAGACGCTGACAACTCAATCCAATTGGAATGCCTGGACCGGTCCAATAATTACAATACGGCGATAGTCGAGGCCTTCGATCAGGCGGCGGTCGACGTCTACGGCGTGCGCCGCGCGAGCTCGCTGAAGGCGCGGGCGATTGTCGACCCGATCAATGTCGGCCCCATTGTGGCACAGCTCTTGTTGCAGCGCGCGTTGCTGTTCCGCAATACGTATCAATTCAAGCTGGGCTGGAAATTTTGCCTGCTCGAGCCGATGGACCTCGTTCAAATCACCGATTCCCGACTCGGCGTTTCGGCGCTGACCGTGCGCATTACGGCAGTAGAGGAAGACGAGGAAGGTACGCTTTCGATCACCGCGGAGGATTTCTTCGGCGGGTATTCAACGGCGGTGGTCTATCCGAAGCAGTCGGGCTCGGGCTATGTCCCGAATTGGAATTCGCCTCCGGGTAATGTCAATCCACCGATCATTTTCGAGCCGCCGGCCGCACTGCTGACCGGAGGGCTGGAAATCTGGGTTGCGCTTTCGGGCGGCGCGAATTGGGGTGGAGCCCAGGTCTGGATCTCCAGTGATGGCAACTCCTATGCCCTCGCCGGGACGGTGAACTCGTTGGCGGTGCAAGGGGTATTGACGGCCGATCTGCCGCCGCATTCCTCACCCGATGCCACCAACACCGTCTCAGTAGACCTAAACGAAAGCCGGGGTCAGCTAGCCTCGGTCTCTAGCACTGATGCCGCCAATCTCGTCACTCTTTGCTATACCGGTGGCGAGCTTCTCGCCTACCAAACTGCGACGCTCACCGCGGTCAGCAAGTACGCGCTGACCACACTTTATCGCGGTGCTTACGGTAGCGCGATCACCGATCACCCGGCGGGAACGTTGTTCGCAAGGCTCGACGGATCCATTGGCCGTTTCTCCTATCAGAGTAGCCTGATCGGCCAAACGATCCATTTGAAATTTGCGTCGATGAATATCGTTGGGGGCGGATTACAGGGCTTAGACTCACTTCCTGTATACACATACAACGTGAGAGGAACCGGGCAGGCCTCCTCGATAATCGTGAGCGGCTCGTTCAGCGGTAGGCCGACGGCAAATCTTGTACTTCAAAGTTATGTATTTGCCGCCCCGGCAACTGTGCCGGCCGGGCTTTCCGGCAGCCGCGGCACCGCTGCGACAGCTGCGACCGCGTCAACGACATTCAACATTCAGAAGAACGGCGCGAACGTCGGGACTATGGTTTTCGCCCCATCGGCAGCCGCGGCCACATTCACGATAAACTCAGCGATTTTATTCAATGCCGGCGACGTGCTTTCGCTGGTCGCACCCTCCGCGCCCGACGCGACGGTGGCAAATCTCGCATGGACCATTATGGGAATTCCGCAATGAAGCTCGAATCCTGGCACTGCACCGAAGACAAACGACGTTGGAAAATCGTACGTACCGACGACTATACCGACGTGGCGGGGGAGATTATTACGGCTGACGAGGCTACCGGCGAATGCTGCATTCAGGTCGGCGGCGAAACCAAAACGCTGAGCTTCGGTCCTCGCGGGATCAGGATTGTCGGGCGAAGACGATGATTCGCGCAACAAACCCCCGGCGGATTGCCGGGAGAGAAGCTTCCAGCAGGATCCGGAGATTCGAGGTGACGCGTGACGCCTACGAATAATCGGGAGGCGGCGTATCCCATGGACACTCAACTCGCGCTGATCCGTCGTGATATCGAGGAGATCCACCATGCCCTTCATGGCGACGGCAAGGGCCGCAAGGGGCTCGTCGACCAAGTCGAAGATCTCGTGATGGTTGCTGATCGCGGTCGCTTCAGTCTGCGCGTCGCCCTCTGGCTAGGTGGCGGCATCGTCGCAGCGGCGACGGCGTTGGCGCAGTTCAAGCAAGCAATTCTGGGACTGTTCCCACAATGACCGCCTTCTGCTTTGCCGCCGACCGACCAGGGTTGCTGTCACTGGGGTCCGTGCCCTATATGCCACCGATCACGTCCGATGTTGTGGTCGATCTCAGTCATTGGCAGGTACCGGTCGATTTTGCACGCGCCAAATCGGCGGGAATCGCCGCGGTGATTCTGAAGGCTACGCAGGGTTCGGACTGGATCGACGTGGC